CGGCGGCTGCGCTGGTCACGGCAGCAGGATCCACCCTATTGGCGGCGGTGCCCATGGAACTGTTGGCCACGCCGATCCGCTCGGCGGCATCATCCAGAGCCTCCTCCAGGTTGGCCTGCTGCGTGGACGTCAGCCGGCCATTCTGCGACAGGGCCTCAAACTCGCCGTAGTAGTCCCGCAGCTGGTCTGCCGTCGTGGCCCCCTCGATGTCCTTGAGCAGGGCGGCATATTGCTCGCCCATGACGCGGTTGTTGCTAGCGGCCCGCGCCGCAGACGCGCCGTTCTGTTCGGCCGCCTGGGTTGCGGCACGACGCTCGTCGGCTCGGCGGCGGTTCTCTTCTTCGCGGCCTGCAGCCGTTTCGTCGGCGTTGCGGTTCATCTCGTCGATGCGTGCCTGCGTATCGCGGGCCGTCTCGGCGTTTTGCTCTGCGGCCCGTTGCGTGCGGCCTTCAGCGCCGGGCCGCTGTTGGTCTCGCTCGCGATCACGGGCCGACATCTCGCTATCGACCTTCTCGTTCTCCTTCGCCAGGTCATACCCATCGACAATGAACGACTGCACCCAATTCCACGACTTGCGAACGGCTGCCACCATGGCATCGAACGCCGCCATCACGCCGTTGACGAGGTTGTCCACCACGCCCAGCACGACAGCGCCGATGGTGTTTGCACCTTGCACCAGGCCGCTCCACATGGCTTCCCACGTCGTGGCGATGCCCGTGCCGGCGTAGGTGAACGTGTTCTGAAACAGGGCCACCCACGAATCGACGTGGCCCATGAGCTCTTCCGTGCCACGCATCCATCCGGCTTGTAGTCCGGCCCACAGGATGTCCATCGCACCAGCCAGGTCGCCGGCGGCTATGGCGTCGTACATGCCCGCAAACGTCGTGGATGCAATGGCCGACAGGTCCTGCAGCGTTGTGCCACTGGTGGCCACGGCGGCGGTCAATCCCGCTACGCCCGCCACAATCAAACCCAGTGGCGACAACACGACCGCCATGCCACCGGCCACGAGCTGCAACGCCAGTCCGATACCAAGGATGGCCGCCCCGGTGCCCGTGAAGATGGCAATGCCCTTAGCGACCGCTGTCACCAACTCTTGGTTCTTGCTGACGAACTGGGCGAAGCCGTTGATCACTGGCAAGACTGCTTGACCCAGGGCAATAAGAGATGGGCCAATCGCGTCAGAAACCACGATGGCCAGCCGCTCGAGGGCGGCGTACAACTCAGCAGCAGTTCCCGACAGCCCGCTCGACATGATTCCAAACTTGTCGCCGACTGTGGCCGCTCCGGCCATGCCGTCCTGCATCGCCTGGAATCCTTCCACGCCTGCAGACGTCAGCACGGCTGCGGCCCGGATTGCGTCTTGACCGAAGATGCGGCGAAAGATGTCGTCCTTGGCCGCCTGGTCCATGCCGACCATGGCATCATTCAGCGTGCCAATAATTTGCACGAGCGGCTTCATCGTGCCGTCGGCATTTCGGAACGACTGAACGTTGAGCCCGAGCTGCTGCAACGCCCCAACGGCATCGTCGGCCGGAGCCATCAGCCGCATCAGCATCGTCTTGAGAGACGTGCCTGCATCGCTGCCCTTGATGCCAGCGTTTGCCAAAACGGCCAGGGCCGTGGCCGTGTCTTGGATGCTTTGGTTGGCCAGGCCAGCGACTGCCGACACCTGGGAAAACGCCATGGCGATTCCCTGGATGCTCGTTGATGACGCATCGGCCGCAGCCGACAGCGTGTTTGCCGCTACATCGCCGCTGATCTTGAACACGTTCATGGCGTCGGCCATCACGACCGCCGCATCGGCCACCGACAGCCCGCCGACCTTGGCAAAGGCGATGGCTGCCTTGCCAGCACCACCGAGCACGTCCTCCAGGCTCATGCCCGCCTTGAGCAATTCAAGGAAACCGGCGGCGGCCTCCGTGGGCCCGATGCCCATGGCCTGCGACATGGCCATGGCGGCCTTTCGCACTTGGTCAAGGTCCGAGGCAGTGGCACCGGTAGACGCCTGGACGTTCAGCAACACGTCCTGGAACCGAGCGCCAGCGACTGACGCCGCAATAAACGGAGCGCCGAGAGCAGCACCAACACCCATCATCCGGGTGCCGACCGATGCCATGGATTGGCCGATCTTGCCAATCTCTTTCTGCACTCGGTTCAGCGCAGAAAAAAACTGCCGGGCATCCGCCCCGATCTCGACAAACACACCGCCTTGGCGAATCCGACCGGCACTCACGTTTTCACCTCATGCCAGTTGGGTCCGAGCAGCTTGGCGATTTCTTCAGGCGTGGCCTGGCGGGCGGGCTTCTTCTTGGCGAACGGATGGAACTTCGACGGCTCTTGGGCGGGCTTGTTCTTGTCTCGGTGCAGGTTGGCGAGCGTGCAGATCAGGTTTGCCGTGTGCCACCAGTCGTGCTCTAAGCGGCTTTGGCGGGCGGCGATGAGTTGTCGGAGAGTCCACTTTCCGGGGTGGACTCCGAGGATTCCGGCGGCTTCCCAGATGGCATCCCAGGTAGATCCGCCGCCGTGATCCCCGCCAGCCCGGCCTCGGCTCGGTCCATCAGTTCGACGGACATTTCGTCCATCTTGGCTGCGAGCAGGCCGACCATCTTTCGCAGCCGCAGGGGGAAAAAATCGACGAGCTCCTGCTCCAAGGCTCGGGCCGCCGCATCAAGCGCGTCGCCTCGCAGGCCCTCAAGGAACTCTTCCTTCGTCAGCTTTTTCTCCTCCACCTGCTTGATCAGCATGGCGTAGAGGATTTCGCCAATCTTGGCGAACTGGCCCCGCAACACCTGGAACGTCTGGCTGATCGTGCCGACGTTGACCAGGTCGAACGGCTCGCTCCTGCGGCGGCCGGTGGTCGCGCCGTTGTCGTCGAGCTCGTCCGTCTCGACGGTCACCATGTCCCGCACTCGGATGGCCGAGGCCACCGTCAGTGCCAGCCGCCACGGGCGGCCTTCGTCGTCCTTGAACTCTTTCATCGCAGCCCCTCTCGGGTTCGCCGCGCTTCCACCGTGAATGTAGCCACGCCGTCAATCGAATCGTTTTCCGACACGCCAGTCACGACAGCCGGGAACGACCAGCCGCCCGCACCGCCCGAGACGGTGATCTGCGTGCCTTGCTCGAGGGCCGTGATAAGGCCAGCGGCGTCGGCTGAATCGTTGAACTCGATCGACACCGACTGCTCGTAGCCGGTCGTGTAGACCGTCGAGTAACGGCTGCCGAACTCCTCGACCTCGATCGTGCGGGCCGAAGAGGAGAACGTGACGTTCCGCGCACTGGCGACGTTTCCGCCGGCCGAGACGGTGCAGTCTTTGCCGAGGGTGATCGCCACGGGATCAGCCCCGCCGGCAGGTGACGGTGTACGTGACCGCTCCGTCGATGGCAGCGTTCTCCACGACGTTCATCACGAGGAAGCTGCTGGTCGGCGTGTTGCTCTCCAGGGCTGCGATCAGCCCCGTGGCGTCGTGGCACTCGATCTCCCACGTCTCCGACTTGAACCCAGCGTCAAACGCCCGATAGCCCGGGTTGCCGGTGGTGCCGCCCTTGTTGGTGCGGTTGGTGACGTCGATGACCTCCACCTCCTCGGTGAACGTCGCCGAGATGATGTCGGTGCCGAACGGAGGAGCGGATGCGTCCTTGCCGAGAGCAATGGCCATGGATCGTGGTTCCTTTCGTCAGGTCTGAGTCTTGAAGCGGGAAGCCGACACCGTGAACGTCTGGATGCCGTCGATCGGCTCGCCGCGAGCAATGTTGGTCACGACGTACTCGATCCCGTTGTTGGTGGCGAGTCCCGTGTCGGTCAGCGTGAACGAGGCCCCGATATTGACGCCCGGGGACTCGACGCACTCCACCTCGATCGTCTGCTCGATGAGGGCCTTCTTGAACTTGCGAAAGCCGGCCGAGCCGTCTGCAAACGAGGTCACGTCGATCTCGTTGGCGGTGTTGTTGAGCGTGATCGTGCGGGCACCGGTGAGCCCGGTGATCGTGACGTCTTTGCCCAGCGTGATGGCCATGAGCCTCTCCGAGTGTGCGGGGGTGTGCTGCCGAGGATAGGACGCTTGGCAGGGCCGCCGCAGGGGGTGTGGCCCGGGCTAGCCGGCCTTGCGGAGCGTGTTGCGGAACCGCTCACGGATGCGGGCCACGACCTTCTGTACGCCGGCGGCCCCCTGCATGTAGGGCCGGGCCGGGTAGCGGGCCGTCTTCGTGATCGAGGTGGCTTCCCAGTTGCGTCCGCTTCGCAGCGGCTTGTTGGACCAGATTAGGCCGCCGTACTCGTACTTGCGACCGACCCGCTGCCGTGCGAGAAAACGCCCTCTGGAATCACGGCCGCCGTTTTGGCCTCGGGCCTGACGCTCCAAAAACGCCGCGCGCGCCGCGCCGACCCCGATGCGGTACGCACGCAGCACGAGCGACCCGCCGAACTCGTGGAGCCGCGCCAGCCAATGGGCATTCTCCGCACCGATCACGATGCTTTTGCGGCCGTCGTCCCAGATATCACGGATGTCACGGTAGGCAAACCGCTTGGGTGCCCACGACTTGATTGGCTTGCCAGCCGGCCGTGGCTTGCCACTGCCCATCATGGTCAGGTCTTGGTAGAGACCGCCGACGAACTCCACGAT